GGCCTGCCGCTGGAGCCATACCACTCGCGGTATCTGATCAATGCGCCGTCAGGATATTCATCGTGATCGTCTGCGACAGCCCACCACCCAACGGAGAAAGGTGATGCGCTGCCCCAGTCAAATGACCTGAACTTTGTCCAGTGTTCAGGGATATCAAACGGCCTGATCACATGCAGATCGCGTTTCCAGACATCGCCAAAGAAGCTGCCAACAACCAAATCCCAGTCGCCTTCACGCAGGGCGCGGCCCAACTCTTCAGGCAAGGCGCTAAAACTAGAGGCATATGACGGGTCAATATATTTGTTGTCAGCCATCTTGGCCGGTATGTACATCGTCAACCAGCCCTTGTCGGACGGGTTGTTCGGATCACGCATGGTGTGATCGTAGAAGTAACTCTCAGCCGGTGCAGGATCGATATAGAGCGCTTTTAAGAAATTATGGCTCTGACCGCCTGGGTTGGCCGTCATTACCAAGCGCGGCAGAAACTCTGCCTGTTTTGGCGCAAAGTTGCCCAAGCGCATCCGGCTTTTAATGTAGCCAAGCTGATACGGGGTCATCTGCCCCGCCTCATCGACTAAGGCGATATGTATCTCTGTCCCTTGAATACGGTCACAATCACTGTCGCGCTCCAGATACTGGAACTGAATGGTGCTGCCGTTATAAAACTCATACCGCTTGCGCGTCTCATTGAAGGTGCCAAGTTCTGACGGCATCTCCTTCTTCAACGGCTGTATGTGGTTGCTATCAAGTTCAGGCAATGACCGCCTGAAGATGAACGCCTGTAAGCCGGGGTTCTCCAAGCAAAAACCGATGATGTCCCAGCGTCCGCTGTGCGACTTGCCGCCGCCAGCAGCACCGCCGAACAATATCTGCTTTGCACGACACTTATGCAGCAACGCTTGTTTTGGTTGCGGCGTGTAGTCCAGCTTGATTGTCTTCTGGGCCATTTACAAAACAATGATCTCTGTTATTGTCATTAGCGGCTGGGGTTAGATAAGCCTGATAAAATTCTTTCACCAGAGTGCTGTCAGGCCGCTACACTGGGCCTGCTAATTAACCTTAGTAAGTCGAGCAAGCACTGCTCCAGCCGCTACTCTTCAGCTAAAATCTGCTTAAAGTATTCGTCCAATGACGTTGTTCCCCATTGGCTGACAACAATGTTTTTGTCATAGACGCCAACGCCCATGCTTTGGTTGTATTCGCGTCGTGGTGTGTCGGGCAGTTCGTGGTCTGATATTCTCACTCTGTCGCCACTTGGCAGGCCAATATACCTACTGCCAGCCCTGCCTTGTTGGCCTTTAGAGGTGTAGTAGACTTCAAGCCCCCGTTTTCGGGCCTCTCTGGCTATCGCCTCAACAGTGGCAAGCCGCGCCTCTGCATCTAATGTGGAGCGATCATATGTAGAATCTAAAACACGATCACGATTCGTCTTTGTCCAGTCATCAAATATTGGCGACTGTCTTGCGGAATTCTGCAACTTTAGCCTGCGTGCTTCTTGTCCTCTATATTGCTTTTTAGCCTCAAGACTATCCCGTCGAGGCTTTGCAGCGTCACGCTCTTTTTGTAACGCTTTGATACGGTCAAACTCTTCGTAAAATGCGGCGCTCTGATCCCTATCATTTACGTCCAGCAAACCCTCTTGCCGTAAATCTCTGGCCACTTTTTTCGGATTTCTGCCAGAATTTCTGGCAATGAACCGTGTTACCTCTGGAGTAAGGCGCTGAGCCGCAACCCTAGTTGCGCGTGGTGCCTTCAATGCAGTACCAACAGCCGCTAATGGCGGGACAATCGCACCACCAGCCTGAAGCACATCACCAGCAACGCCCAGCGTCTGCAAGCCAGCATCTAAATAATTACCCTGGGCAACATTCTCGCCAAAGCTGGGCAGATACTCGCCCTGATTAAACGGATCAGGCGCATAACCAAACACATCTGTCACGCCAGCACCTGGCAAGAACAGCGATCCCATCGCAGCACCGCCATAGGCCACACGACCCAGATCAGCCGCCTCATTGGCCAAGGACGCATCTACAGCATCAGGCACAGCCCTGATCAAGCTGTCAGGCGTCGAGCGCCCGCCAAAGCCAGCACTGTCGCTGAACGGCGTTGCACGCGCATCTGTCATTAGCCGCTGCGCCATCATGCGCCGCGCGAAACTCTCTGCCATTACTCAGCCACTCTGCCAAAATGCCGTTCCATAAATAGCAACGCAGCCTCGCTATTCTTGAAAGAAGGCTCACAAACAACTAATGGTGGACTCCAGTCATCTCTGGTGGGCCGACGACGCATCATCTTGCGATATTCACTAATGTTGCTTGCACGCCAGACCCAGCCCACAGCACGCATCAGGCAGTAATGCTCTTCAGTAAAGCCCAGATGCTCAAAACGGTTTAAATAATTGACCCAGACGCTCTGCAAGGGCATCTCACCGCAAAGAGCCACCACCTGATCAATGTTGTCCTGCGTGCAATAACGCTTGTCCCTTGACAGCATAGACACGCCAGCGCCGTCTATGAACGCACGCCTGTCGCTGCCATCAAAGGGCGCAAGGTCAATGATGCGTGGGCCAGTGTGCAACCTGAAATCCTGTGATTTTGTAGAAGCGGGCGTGTTTATATAACGCCTTCGTCGTCGCGCGACGGCTGGCCTGGGGGCATGCCACGGGGGCCGTCAGATTCTGTGCCGCCTGTTCAAGGCGGTAACGCACAGTGCTGCAATCCAAGGTCCACAACGCTTTGCGGCAGCAGCCACATGGGCTGGCCACGGTTTGGTCACGTTTAGCTGCCAGGCGTGACGTCAATCACCTCTGCATCGCCGCCACGTTCGATGTTGATCTGGACCGCTACACCGCCACCTTTTTGGCTGTCAGAGCCAAATTCAGCCCTGTGAGCGCGTTCTAGGTACCAGCTATCGGCACGCCAGTCCTTTTCACCGGCCTTTCCGATCCGGCGCACCCTGAAAGCGACAGCCGCGCTTTCTGCTGCGCGTACCGCATCACCAAACTCAGCGTCTTCATTCAGCCAGCGTGTCAGCGTGTTTTCATGCACACCCGCTGCACGCGCCGCGTGGACCTTTGGCACGCCTTCGTTAAGCATCTCAAGGATCACGCCACGCTTATCATTCCTATCAATCAAAGCTGCCTTTGGTTGCGCCCCTGCAACCAGTTGCGGTTGCCCGTCAGGTTGCGCGGTTGCATTCGCCAGCATTTGGTTGCGCTTGTGCAACTCACGGCGCACAGCAATGGTGCGTTCCTTGCCCTTTAGCCACTCTTCACGGTTGCAGCGCTTCTGTATGGCCTGCCTTGTGACCTCATAGTCCTTGGCCACGCTAGTGTAGCCCTCACCGGCTTCTATACGCGCTCTGATAGCAGGCCAGTCAACTTGTGACGGCTGATACTTACGCATGATCTATCCTGATTGGTTGCGCTGGTTGCGTCAGGTTGCACCCTGCAACCATATCTTGCGCCAGCATATCGAAACGATACCAGATTTCGTGCCGTTGGCAACACCCTTGTCATAAAAAATCAATCAGGTTGCATCAGACCTCATACCGATGCGCCCTTGCCCTATAGTGCAAGCGAACCAGCGCATCCATATATCTGCGTTTGACCACCCTGCCATCTGTGCCTAGCTGCAACATCCTGGCAAGGCGCGTCCACGGAGCCCCTCTTGCCTTGAAGGCAGCACTGTGCGCTACGGCCCAGACCAGCTTGCGGTCATCCTCATCCATCAAAATCGTTAGCTGCATGGCCCGATCATAGTCTGTGATCTGTCTGCTTGTAGGCTTCAGGATTGTCTCGCCTTCCTGTGTCCAGCCATAGCCATGCCAGTCCAGCGGATAGTCCGGCCATGATGACAGCTTCTGTTTACGCATGGCTGGCGGCATGCGCCTGTCTGTTTCGGCTGCTGTTAGGAACAGATCATGCAATCCATTAACGTCGCTCATGCGCCTTCTCCATCTGTTCAATGAACTGCCGCTGTTGAAACTGGTTCCATTTCCAATACCGCTGCCGTGCTTCCTTAAACGCCTCTACAGACCAATCTTGCCTGCATCGACGCCAGACCTTGTCCTGCCTTGCAACCCACTTGTCTGCTTTGAATTTGGTGGCGACACACCTGTAATTGAAATTGGTGTGTTTGACTGATTGGCTTATAAGTCGTTGTATCTGTTCAGCTTGCAATTTTGTGCTTGACGGATTTTCGGCCATTGTTAAAATCATCTCTTAGCGCAGGGCTATGCTTCTCAAGCATGGCCTTTTTTGTTTTCACTTTTTAATTCATGTATTCGATAGCCTTCTGGCTTAGCGTCATGGCTTAGCTTAGTAACATAAGCTAGCTGTCGCGGACGGCTTCGCGCCGATTTCAAACCACAGATTTTGCACTCCGATTCGCACCATGTGCCACTGTGGCGTATAGATGTCTGGCAGACCACGCAAAGGCCCAGCTTCTCGCGCTTGGCAAACGTGCCATCACCTTGCTCAATCATGCTGCTTGCTCCGCATCCTGCACGGCTATGCCTTGTGCTATGTCTGCCAGCGCATCACGCAGATATCCCAGCGTCAGCGTCCCTGGCTGGCCCTGTAGCCATGCTGGCAACGCCAGATGCGCTGCATCCATGCTGTCAAACCAGCGGCTGCTGTGACGCCTGACAGGCACGCCATACAATTCTGCAATATAGAAAAGACCGCGCCCGTCTTGGATCAGGCGGCTGATTTCACGATCTGCATCTGCCAGGGCTTCAGTGCGGGTCATAGCCATTTTACCACCGTGTCGCCCTGATGCCCCTTTTCCCAAATGAACCAGGCCAGAGCCATCATGCCGCCAGCACCACCGCTGTAATCGTCACCATTTTTCATCAGGCTTTGTCGGCTTGAGAAAACATGCACGCGCACAGGCGGTGTGTGTGCAAAGAATGCCTTGCGTTCAATGCCTTCAAGAAACTGTAGCTTCAACAGCATGGCGACCTTGCGGCTGGCCAACTGCGTGGCATGAGATGCCATTTGCAACGCCAGCTTCCCGTATGGCGGGTTGGTCACGATGTTGTCGCAACACTGCGTTTCCATCAGGAAATCAACACGGGGCGTGCCGTAACCACGATCAACCAAGTCTGTGCTTTGCACTGTGTAACCAGAATCTTTTAAAACACGGGAGATGTGACCCTCACCACAGCATGGCTCCCAGATATCGCCCTCAAACTGTTCAACAGACAGCAACGCCTCTGTGCTGGGCGCTGGTGTCGCATAGAAATCGTCCTTTTCACGATCACCGCGTTTGTTGTGACCGATGATCTGCAAACCGGCTTGTAAGGCTGCGTCATTCATCAGCCACATCCTCTACATAGCCCTGCCCGTCACAGGCAGGACACTCGCCGCTGCGTGTGTCAATGTATCCGCTGCCAGTCCTGTAATCAGGCCGTCCATATTCAATCTCGCAGACGCCCTGGCCCATGCACTGCTGGCATTCGAGCAGTTCTTCCCATAGCCCAGGGTGGCGCATGACGCGGACAGTGCGCGGTGCATCGAACTGATCCCTATCCACCTTCTGCCTCGCACATCTGCCGGATGATGTCGGCCTGGCTAGTGCCACGCAGATGCAGTAGCGGCTTTAAATACGCCTCTACATGCGCCAGGCGCTTGGCTGTGACGCAATAGACGCCGCAACACTTCAGGCGCTCTTGGATGTCTTTCTGGTTTGCTGACAAGCTGCCACCCTTGGGGCGCTTCAACTCAATCATAATCGGGCCTTTGTCAGCCGGTTCACGCCAGCCGTGGTCAGGCACAAAGATTTCGAGATCAGGCCAGCCAGCCTGCATGCCCAGCTTCTTCAAGCGCATCTTGTATGCAACGTGGCGCTTGCCCTCATTCGGGCTGTGATGCCAGACACTGCCCAGTGGCAGGGCGACCTGAAGCCAATGAACCACATACTCTTGCAGTTCATCTTCAGTCATCAGCATAAAAATCGTTAGGCGTTACCTCGCCAGCACTTAGCTGCACGATCTTACGCATGTTGCTTGCCTTGGGTATCAAACGCTGATCATGGCCCACAGGCAGGCACCAGCGGCGCACCACAGTCGCGTGTGCAGCGCCTACAAGCCTTGCCAACTCGCTGTAAGACCAGCCCTGACTCTCACGATATTCGTTTAATTGCATAACGTCATCCGTACCAAATATTTGTACTGACGTTATATGACTTGACCTATTAAGACAATAGGCTTACCTGTATTAGATGTTTGACTGTTTCCGACAAGGTGATACGATGAATATGCAAGAGACATTGAAGGCTGGGCCAGTGGCACCAAACAATTTGGACAAGATGATCAGGCGCAGCGGCTTGAGAAACAATATGGTCGCTGAACTGAAAGGCATCCAGCCTGCTACCTTGTCACGCCATAAATCCGGCGACATTGGTATATCCCTTGCTGATGCGGAGGAGTATGCAAAGATACTGAACTGCACACCGCAACAGATATTTTTTGCCAGCCCTCCTATTCCTGTTCTCGCAGCCGTTTTACATTGGAATGACGATTGCACTACGCAGGCCGAAAAAAAAGCACCACTTTTGCTTGGCTCTCACGACGGCAAAAACCCAGAACTTATTTTAGGCCACCGTTTTGAGACTCCACGCATGTCACGATTCAAAAACAAAGCCATATATGTCCATGATTATTATTCTCAGGATACCATGTGCGTATATTGGGATTTGTCTGACAATCTGGACCATCCGGTTGCGTGGCAACACGGAAACATGGACATCGTGAACATTGACCCCATGCAGCGCGGTGTGGTGGACAAGGATTGTCTGGGCCATTACAGCATCGTCAAGACGACAACCAATAATCTGCTTTATGGAATTGTGTATCAGTCTGGACGCAACAGATACAGTATCCAAAGCAACCGATTTGGTTGCCACGAAAATGTCAAACTGGAGTGGGGTTGTCCGCTTATCAGTATGCTATTGCGTCCAGAGTTGCGCGAAATGCAGTGGGTTGACTATGATGTCACAGCTTACCGTGAGAAAATGATGACGCAAAATAAGTAATATTAAGTACCTTTAAAGAAAGTGTATTGACGGAATAAGTAAAGACACTTAAACCTTAACAGGAAGGTATTTCTGTTGAGGTTTTTTTATGTCGCTACCACCGTCCATCAAATGGGCTGCTGACAAGCACTATTTTCATCACAGCAATCCGGCATCACGTCCAATCTGCCGGACATTGTTTGAAAAGTGTGTGATCCGTCCCAAGTTGTCCCAGGCTTGGCAAGTGGTGAAGGGCGACAAAGTCGGCGACGTACAGGCCGCAAAAGCTACAATAACCCTCTACAAAGATGACAACGCAAACATGCTGGCAGGGCGTGTGGTGCAAGACTGCGCCAACCTACATCTGATTGATGGCCACACCATTGAGGCTGTGATCCGGCAGGGCATGAGCCGCCTAGATGAATACAAGCCGCGCACCTGGGATGATGGCAAGGATGAACGCAAGCTGGCGGTCAACCGCACAGAATTTGCAGATGTACTGACCAATGCCATTGAAGGCGTAAAAGAAGCGCACGCACACTACGGGCTAAACCGGATTGACGGTGAATCTGAAATCTTCACCAATTTGTCTGGCCTTGAACTGCCTTACAGTGGCTTCCCAGATTTCTCGCGCCGCATCGAACTCAAAACAAAATGGTCAAGCGCTGCTGCCAACACCAAGTCTGGCAAGCGTGCTGCCAGCCTGCCCACACAGCCGGACTGGTCACACACTTGCCAGGTCGCAGGATATTGGGCTGGCACCGGCCTGATGCAAACCATCGTCTATGCCAACGCAAAAGATTACCGCGTCATGCACGCTGACAACAGCGACAGGCTATCCAACGAGGGGCTGCAAGCTGCCCTCAATCACATCACAGCCAAGTGCGCGATCCGCGAAAACATCCTGAAATCTGCCGATTCGGTGGAGCAAATGCTGCGCCTGATTGAACCAGATTTTGGACATATGTGGGCGTGGGATATGCGCCCAGAGGTTCTGAACGAGGCAAAAAAACTATGGGGATTCAGATGAGAAGAAACCTGTTGTGGCTTCACGTTGATGAAGCAGGCCGACCATTGCGGCCCTACAGCGTCTGGCGGGAAGCCTTGCGCGTGTGCGGCCTGATCATTGGCGCATTGTTTGGCGTCTTCAGCCTGTGGTGCTTCTTGGTGCTGCTTGACCTGGTGATGACATGAACGCCCAGCCCACATTGTTTGAAGCCATGCAGGCACCGCGTAACGAGCGTGAAGCACGGTTCTTGGCGTTCCACCAGGCCAACCCTGTTGTGTACCAGCTTTGGGATCGCTTCACCCGTGAGGCGATTGCCAAGGGCCACAAGCGCGTTGGCTCACAGATGATCATGGAACGCATCCGGTGGGAAACCACCATCAACATCATTGACGCCAGGCCAGATGGTGAGGCGCTCAAGATCAACGATCATCACAAGCCGTATTACGCGCGGCTGTGGATGAAAAACAACCCGGCCCATGACGGGCTATTCAACACAAGATCAGTTGAGGGAGATACTGATGCAAACAGCTATTGAGATTTTGACGGAAAACGAATTTCGCAATCACATTGCGCGCCCACCTGAAGGTAGCGTGATACACCAAATCACGCCAGAGATGGCTAAGTTCACGCTCAGTGAAACTAACAAAAAGAATCGGCCAATTAGTTCTGGGAAAGTCATCGATTATTCAAAGGATATGTCGAACAGCAATTGGACTTTGAATGGCGAGACAATCAAGTTCGGGTCAGATGGTCTGTTGAAAGATGGCCAGCACAGGTTAGAGGCTTGTGTCCGGGCAAACACCGCTTTCCCAACTCACTTGGTATTTGGAATCGATCCCGAAACATTCCAGCACATAGATATCGGCAAATTACGCAACGGCTCTGACACTTTGAGCATGATGGGCGTGCCAAATTCCAAAGACGCATCAACCGTTATTAAGATGATCATTTCTTATGAAAACGGGCTATCCAGGTCACCAAGTAATGGCGTCTCCAATGATTGGATGAAAGCAAAGTATAACAACGAAATTGACCACACGCTTTTGCAGGAATCTGTTTCAGTTGGCCGTAAATTATACACGACAACAAAATGGCGTGTTGGCATTATCGGCGCGTTTTTTTACGTCGCCGTCCAAAAGGGTCAGAGAGAGCAAATCACCCAGTTTTTGGATCATATGTGCAAAGGCATTGGCACAAAGGCCCGTGCGCCCGTTCCTTACCTTTTAGAAAACGTGAATCGCATGCGGATTGATGCTGCATTCCATCTTACAGCGCATCACTACAGCGTGCTGTTAAGCCGTGCGTTTTACAATTTCAAGGTCAACAAGGCGTCTACGAAAGCTGACATCACCGTCAGCATGAATGACAAAATGGTGGCGTTTTAAATGAGTGAACAGGCAAAGATCAACGCCGCAATCAATGCAGCTATGGGTCAAGTGCAGAAGCTGGCTAAGGGTGATCGCAACCAGCACGGCGACTACAGCTTTGCGTCTGTGGATGCGTTTCTGGATATGTGCCGCCCGATCTGCGCTGATCATGGTCTGCACCCGCAAGTTGATAGCATTGGCACAGAGACGTTCAGCGCAGGCAACTCAAAACTGTGGGCCAAATTCAGCTACAAGATTGGCATGGGCCATGTGTCAGGCGAGAAGACCGATCCTGTCGGCATGGATGTCATGTTGCCCCTGACGGGCGCACAGACCAGCGGCAGCGCCCAGTCCTATGCCGTGAAGCAGTATCTGCGTGCGCTGTTGCTCATCTCAACAGGTGAGCGTGATGACCCTGACTTTCATCAGCCAGCACCAAGTGACGGCGTGGGCGCAAAAGAAGCAGCGCCAGCGGCTGACTACGATCTGGACGCGCTGGAAACCAAGATTCAAACATTCAAATCACTCACCGGGCTGAACACTTGGATCGGTGAGATGAACCCTGTGTTGACTGCAATGCACAAGGCAAAGCCTGACGACTACAACCGCTTTTATGCGTTCTGGAAAAAACAAGAGAAGGACATCCAAAATGGCAGCACCTGAATATAAGGCCGGAAAGGTACAACTGGTTCGTGGTGTAGAAATTGACGACAACATGAGCATCAGTTTTTGGTTCAACATCACTGACCCGGATTTAAAAGCGCGTCTTGATGCGTACTATCAGGCAAATAAGGATGATTTCAAGCAGCAGCCTGGGCTTGAGATACAGGTCAAGATCGGTGACACATTTCACCGTGTGGCCAGATCACGGCTGTGGCTCAACGACGGAGCACCAGTGCAGCAAGCTGCTGTCCCTGCCCCTGTCTATGCACCGCCGCCGCCGCCACCACCACCGGCCCCGCCGCCCCATACAAGTGTGCCAGACGCCCCGCCGCCACCGGCAGGCTATGAGGCCGCTAAGAATGGCTAGGCAGGCGCTGCTGACGGTTAGAGAGGCGTGTGATGCGCTATTCGGTGAAGGCTATAGCGAGGCCAGCCGCAAGCGCGTCAGGCGCTGGATCAAGAATGGCCAGATCGCGGCAATTCAAGATGGTTCACGGTGGTTCATACCGCGTGCCGAAATTGTGAAATTAGGTGGGATTGATGAACAAACACAAAGCAGCGTGGACGGCTGAAAAGCGTGCCGCGCACAGCAAGAAAATGAAACGGATATGGGCCGCGAAACGGCAGACGGTGAGCATTGAACCGCCGCCCAGGAACTGGGTGCAAAGAATCTGGGACATTGTGAGAGGGGCGCACTAGCGCCCCTTTCTTTTATCCAAATATTGCATTGGCAGCGGCTGACCGCGCCTTTTCTTGCTTGGCCTCATTCTTAGAATAGTGACCATATTGGCGGTAAGTGAATGATGGGTTGCTGTGGCCCATCAAGGCTGCAACCTCTGCCCAATCCTCGCCCAGTGCTGACAGTTGGACACTTGCAAAAAAGTGTCTCATGTCACCCCAGACCATGCGCTCAATACCGGCACGCTTTGATGCGCGTTCGATCAATTCACGCAACGTCTTTTTTTGCTTTGGCAATCCAGCGGCTGTGGCGAACACCAGATCGTCATCGCTCGTATGGCGGCTTTGCATCTTTAGTTCACGCAGTAATTGCATTGTCTCGCTTGGCACGGGGATGGTACGAAAACCACGCTTTGTTTTTGGCTCACCAATAACACTGCTTTCTGTTTTGACAGCCTGTTCAATCCTAATCGCGCTTTCTTTAAAATCTACACAACGCCACGGCAGCGCACGCAGTTCACCCTGACGGATGCCAGATGACAACGCTGTCAGCACCATCGCACGGCTTGTCAATGTCTCACCGGCCAAGCCTTGTGATACAAGTTGCTGAACAGTACCAGGCTGAATCTTTGGCGCACGATCTGCAATGTCTGTCGCCAGCCCAAAAGACACTTTGTCTAACGGATTCAGATCAACCCATCCCTTCGCTTGACAGTAGTTAAAAAATGACTTGAGCGCCTTGATACGCTGTTCCGCAAGCGATTTGCTTTTGCCTTCAGCTTTTATCTCGCGCTTAAAAGTCGCCGCCAATTCATCTTTGTTGGCCTTTGTGACCAGCTTGTCCAAAGCATGCTTGCCAAACATCTTGCCATCGATACGGATGGCCAAGGAGAAATCTATTGAACGCTTTACACCCTTGTAATGTGAAAGGCTGATTTCTTCATCATCAACACGGCGCTTCTGTGATTCTAAAAATGCAGCAGCAGCATCAGCGCATTTTGATATCTGCAACGGCTGGGCGATCATGCCCGTAAGGAACTTGGCCTTCAACATTTCAGCTTCAAACAGCGCCTCATCTTCTGTTTCAAAACGTCCGTGCTTCGTATCCAAGCCAACACGATTAGCATTGATGACCCAGTGGCCACGTTTCTCCCAAAACTTGACAGATAAATCCCTCATAAACTTGCTCCCGTTTGATTTCTAACTACCACCATATTGACACAAAAAGTCAAACAGTGCAAATAAAACTGGGACAAAGCTGGGACAAAGCTGGGACAAAACAAAAAAACAGCCCCCAGCCGGTTGAGGCCGAGGGCTTGTTTTTGAAGCTATGCTTGGGATAGGGGTGGTGGAGCCAGACGGGATCGAACCGACGACCTCCTGCTTGCAAAGCACGATTTTAGCGGTTTTTAAGCAACAAAATTGGCTGTTTTTGGGGCATTTTGGGGTATGCTGGCAGGGGTTGGTAGCCAGAAAACTGGGACAAGTCTGGGACAGATTATGCCCGTGCTTTACGCCTGTTTGCGAACGTCGCCACGTTGGTCGGCTTGCCACCAACGCCCTGCTTTTTTGACCGCTTGCGCTGCACCGCAGACCTGATCTGCGACTTGCTCATGCGCCCTGCTTTTGCGGCTGGCACGCACTTGGGATAACCACGCTTGCCACGCTCTGAAGAGGTGCGGCCACACTTCTTGTAGCCGCCACCTTTCTTTGGTGCGCTGATATCAACCCAATCTTCTTTGAACCATTTAGTCAGGCTCATGTCGGTTTCTTGCCCCTATATTTGCCGCCGCGTTTCTTATACTCGCGAACAAGCCAGGCACTACTGTACGCTGACGGCCAAACATCAAATTTCTTTTTCGCCTCTGCCCTCACCCGTGCATACAGCTTCGGATTTGTAGGTGTTGGTTTAGACGGCGTTTTACCGCGTGCCATCAAACGTAGCTTCGACGCATGCGACGGCGTGGTGCCATCTTCTTCTTTGCAGCCGCTTTTGTGGGTCTGCGCTTTGGCATCATCTTTGGCTTTTTCATATTTCCTGGCATAGTTTCACCTTCCTTTTTTACGCATCGCCGCCCGATGCGCTTCTGTAAATGTCTTGCCGCCCCGCATCAGCTTACGCATCTCTGTCATGTGCTTGGCGGTGTGATTGGCGCTATGGCGCTTCAGCGCGGCCTGCTGCCGTGCCGTCAGTTTCTTCATTTTCATGGATTATCTCCGTGACTTTTTACCGGCGCATTTCCAGCGCTTGCGTGACAGGCGCAATGGGCTGTTTGGATTGCGTGCAGCCTTGGGGTGCTTCTTCATCTGACCGGCTGATCGGGCGCAATAGCTGTCACCCTTCGATGTGCCAGGGCGCACCCGTGGGCCACCACCCTTTGCCTTGCCAGCTTGGCCATAGCTGACCCGTTTGCCAGTGGCAGTGACCTTGACCTTGGCCTTGCCTTTGGCTGGCGCTCTTCTAGCCATCAGCCAGCGCTCTCATGCGCTTTACCAGTCGATCTGCGCGGTTGGTCACTTGCCCATACCACTTTGAATCAACCATCTCATCTGCCGCGCGATTCCAGTCTTTTGCATAGATGCCAGACTTCATGCCAACAAACTTGGACAGACGCGGCCTGCCCATATTGAACATCATGTTTGCCAAGATGCGCTGACAGTCTTCCGGCAGATCGTCAAAGTTTTCATACAAGATGCGGCACTCACTTAGAGTAATCGCAATGTCGTCTTCAAACACCTGATTGACGCGATCCTCGCTGACGGGTGTGCCAACCGGCTGGCCATATTCTGGATCATCTTCTGTGATCAGATGACCGATTCCGTGCGAGGGCAGCGAGAGGTGATCTAAATATATTTCATACTTGCAGCCCTCATCAGCCGCTATCTCTTCACGCAGTGCATCAATGTTCATTTTGCAATGCCCTTGGTCTTTTCAAATGTGCGTAGTCCACCAAGGCCCAGCATGCCCATCAGAACGGTCAGCAGTGATGACATATCAAAGGTGGGCAACTCTGGAATGGTGACGCCAATGTAGGCGCACACAAACATGGTCAGCGGTGCCAGCACGAAATGCCAAGCCAGGGCAACACCGCACGTCCAGCCCACGAAAGGACGCCACCCTGCAACAAAGATGCTGCGGTGCTGTGCTTCAGCCTTGTTGATTTCAAGCTGGCCTTTGGCCAGTTCTTGGGCGTGGTTTTGTGCCATCGTGGCAACTTCATGCGCCAGCTGCGCCTTCTGGTCTTTGTCTTCAATAAACTTGTCCAGCAGGCCAGTCACCGGCCCTATCAATGCCTGTATCACTTCTTATCTCCCATTTGAGTGAAGCCCATGTAGGCACCCACCACACCGCTAAGTGAGAGGTACAGCAACGGGCTAATTTCTTTGAGTAGGGCTATTCGGGCGTCTGGTATGAACGGCATGAACAGCAGGACTGTGTAAACGCCCATGCCTATGAGCGCGTAGCGTGCTAGGCGCAGCTGCGCCAAGTGCTTGCGGCTCTTGTCCTCTGTCTCACGGATTTCACGGGCGCGTTCTATCTCTGCGTCAGTGACCACGCCATCATTGTCCAGGTCATAGCGCTCAAACTCGCTCGACCTCTCCAGCTTTTTCTGGGCCACGCTTTATCTGTTCATAAGCGCATCAGCTAAACGCTGGTTTAAATCTGTACCGGCAAGCACTGGCACAGAGGCTCTGGCAGCAGACGGCCCCGCGCCTACTACGGTACGCAACGCCGGAACTATTGGCCTAGAATATGCCATTGGCCCACCTACGAGATTTGCCCCTAAAAGGCCAGCAGCATAAGGCGCAAGCGACGGGTCATAAATACTTGTGCCAAGGCCGCCGCCAGTCATCAAATTGGCTGATCCAAGGCGACTTGCAGTGCCGCTATCAGGCACACGGCTGCCGATCAAATCTTCCATCTCGCGACCAAAACGCTGCATACGCGCTTGCCCTCGCGCAAATCTGCGTCGTTGACTGCGCGGCCCTGCCCTAGCGGCAGTCATCACATCTGTCGGCGTAAACAGTTCGTTTTTGACAGTGCGTGCTGACGCATTTTCTATCACAACAAAATTGCCATAAGCCTGATCCAGTTTCGCCAACTTTGCTGCGTCTTGTGGGTTATTTGACCTGACTGCATCCATCAACGCGCCGCGTATTGCATCAAGTTCATCAGCCTTGCGGAGTGTTTCTTCTGTCGGATTTACGGTTCGCAACCTGTTTATATCTTCTCGCAAAAACCGTTGTGCTTTTTTGATATTTTGACCATCCAAACCCCCAGCAACAATATTTTTTGTTATGATCTTTTTGGTTCTGCGACTGATATCTTTTGCTATGTCTTCATCAACGTCTTTCAGGATGGCAGCAATATTTGCAGACAAATCAGTGGCGTCTTCAATTTTGAGTTTAGGCAGCAGTCGCCCATATTCGGTTTGCAAAGTTTGATGCGCTTTGTCTATTAACTTAACGCCATCTAAATTACCAAAACGTGCTTTAAGACGCCTGCCTTGTCCGAGAGGCTCCAGCGCTTCAAGGACGGCTGCACGATTAAATCCCACTTGTGACCGTCTCAACGCCGCTTCAATTGCATCACCAATGCCATAGACAGTGCGGCCAGCAGATTCCTCCAATCGGCGCAACGCTGCGCCAGCGACGTTAGATTCGCCAACAGCTTGGCCTGGTGTCAGCGGCACCCCCTGTCGGATGGCCTTTTTCGCTGTGTCTGTGATTGCAGGCAACGCCGTGCGTGCTACGCGGTCTACGATTGGCCCCGCAACGGTGCCGATTGCTCCCGCAGTAGCTGCGTCATCAAGACGTTCTGCTGGTGTGCCTTCTGCCGCCCCTGCGCCGTACAAAGCACTTTGCGCACCTGATGCTGCTGCTGCTTGTGCCGCTTGCTGGGTTCTTCTGCCACCGCCTAAAGCGCGTACACCTTGCGTAATTCTAGCACCAGTTGCTGCTAAGGCGGCCTGACCACCTGGAACCAATGTTGCAACAATGGTTGGGACGATTGCGCCAGCTATTTCTGACGTTAAAGCACTGCCAGGATTTTGTTGCCTGAATTGCTCAAGTGATGCCCTAGCGTCTTTTAAATTTTCTGCATAGGTTTTTTCTGGCGAAACAACCTTGCGAATCGCTGCCTCTATTTCATCGCCAAAACCGAAAGTTGCACCTTGGAAAGCAGACTCTGCAAGGCCGCCAAAGTAATTTACACGGCCCGTTGATCTTTGCTTTTGGTCTTCTTCAACAAAGTTTTTGATAAGGTTTCTTGCTTCGTCACTCATGATCGTAAATCCGTGATGTGTGAGGCCAACTCTTGGGCTAATTCGTCGCTCAATTCATCCTCGCCGCCCAGCAATTTGACAAAGGCGCTAACGTCACCAAGTTGCAATTTAGGGATCATGCGGCGAAACATAAATTCTTTGTCACCCTTTATCTCTCGCTGATATTGAGCAAAACTGCTGTAATTTTTCCCATCAATTGACCCTGGGCCTAAATTTCCGTTCCCTTTGTTTTGCTCTGTTCCATCACCGTAAATGTATCGGTAAGCCTCGTTTTCTAAAAACTGCAACTTTTCGGACGCTGCAAGTTGAGTAAGCAAAATCATGCGATTTGCTTCTGGTGTGTTGCCAAAGTTTGCCGTGGCTTTTTCCGCTACGCCAAGTTCACGATTTGACAATGCGCCCTTTAAGATTTTTGTCATTTCAAGGCTAAGTTTGGAAAATGCAGCACGCAGCGTCTGTTGATCAGAAATTGAATCAATATCGATACCCGCTTCCTCTGGGCTGAAGCCAAACAGACGGCCTGCACCGATTATCGCCTCCTGTGCATCAAGCAAAAACTCAGCGCCGGAACCGGTGAGGTCTTGATCTGCCACCCCTTCAACACGGTTGTAAATCCCTAGTATCTGATTAATAACATCAGCGTTTTCACCGGCTGTTGAAGCATCTGCCGTAATTTTTTCAAGTGCCTTAATTTGTGCGGTCGCCATGCCTTCTGCGAATTTCGTTTCGCCTGCTTGGACAGAAACTTGTGGATTTACTGACACGGACGTGCCACCACCTTGTCGCTCAACATAGCCCTGACCTAACAGCGTCTGGATACGTGCATCGCCCAGTGCCAAAGTTTGCATTTTTGTCGGGTCTTGCGGATCAACCAATGTGACAAAATCTTGTTTTGCTGGCGCACGGGGCTGCACCAGATTTCCAATAGTGCTTGATGTTTGACCAGTAATCGGATTGGTCTGTGTGGTTCTCACGCCTGTAAAGCCGCCAAGGTTAGTTAATTCTGATGAGGTGGTTGGCGCAAACTGCGCTGCAAGCAATGCCGTTTGAGCGGCTGCTGGGTTGGCAGCAACAGCGGCGCGAACATTCGGTGAAACATTCGGCCCTAACATACCCATGATCTGGTCTGTCATTGCGGTTTCACGATCAACTTGTGCATCACCAGCCTTGCGCTGAAGGTACGCCCCAACCAGTGCGCTAGACAGCCTGCCAAGCCCTTGCAGAGGCGTCCTGACGGGTGCAGTGCTTGCACCTTGCCCCATTAGCGCTTGACCCAGTATGCG